TGATGCCGGGCGAGTGGGAGCTGTACGGCATCGACCAGTACATCAACGACACCGGCATCAACATCGATCTGGATTTTGCGCGCAACGCGCTGGCCATGGCCGACGAGCGCAAGCCGGTGATTATGGAAGAGATGCGGGACATCACCCGTCTGGCGAACCCGAACAGCCCGGCTCAGCTCGGCGCGTGGCTGCGTGAGCGCGGCTACCCGTTTGCCGACCTTCGCGCCGACACCGTGAAAAAGGTCATCACAGAGGCCCGTGAACTGCAGCTGGAGCCGGAGGTTGTGAAGGTGCTGCAGCTGCGGCAGAACAGCAGCAAATCGTCGCTGGCCAAATACAACATGATGCTGCGAACGGAGCGGGCGGACGGACGGTTTCGCTACTCCATTCAGTTTCGCGGCGCGGCGCGCACGGGCCGCTACGGTGGCCGGGATCTGCAGCCGCAGAACTTCATGCGCACGCCCAAGTGGCTTGAGGATGACCTCATGCAGGAGATGGCCCGCCGCATGATTATGAAAAGGGACATGGAAGGCCTGAAATTACTCTGCGAGGAGCCGATGGACGCGCTCAGCGGCATGATGCGCGGCGCAATCATCCCCACGGAGGGCTACGAGTTTGCGGTCGCCGACCTCGCCTCGATTGAGTCGGTTGTCATCGGCTGGCTGACGGACTGCAAGTGGATACTGAGCACGCTGGACGCCGGGCGCGACCTGTACGTGTCGTTCGCCTCTTTCTGGCTCAAGCTCACCTACGAAAAGGCGTGGCCGCACCGTTCCAAGGCGAAGCCTGCAACGCTCGGAGCCGGGTTTCGTCTGGGTGGCGGGTCGCTGATGCCGGACGGCAAAAAAGGCGGGCTGTGGGGCTATGCCGAGAACATGGGCATCATCATGACGCAGAAAGAAGCCGCTGCTTCCGTGAAAGCGTTCCGTGAGCTGTGCCCGGAAATAGTTAACTACTGGTATTCACTGGAAAAAGCGATAGCACGCTGCCTGACGCTGCGCGCCGACGTGAAGTGCGGCAAGCTCACGATGGAGTACCGCAAACCGTTCCTCGCAATCCGTCTGCCGTCCGGTCGCCGCCTGTACTACTACAAGCCGCGCATTGTGCCGGTTGAAAAGCGTTTTGTGGACGTAGAAACGGGCGAGGAGCGCCGCTACACACAGAACGAATTTCGCTATGAAGGCATGGGCACGAAAAAGAAAGTCTGGGGTGAACAGTCCAGCCACGGTGGAAAAATTGTTGAGAATTGCGTGCAGGGAATTGCTAACGACATCCTGAATGAGGGTATCCGGCGCGCGTTCAACGCCGGTTTCCGCATCCCGTTTCACGTCCACGATGAAATCGTCACAGAGGCCAAAATCGGCACCGGCAGAAAGCAGCTGGAGCAGCTCATTGCGCTGATGACCGATGAACTGTGGTGGGCGAAAGGCCTGAAACTCAAGGCGGCGGGATGGGTCGGCCTCTTCTACAAGAAGGATTAACTGAGAGTTAATTTGTGACCGTAATAAAGCGCGAGTCGGCAACCGAAAAAGACATCAGGCGTTACGCCGAGGCAACGGGCTGGTGGCAGGCGAAATTTACCTCGCCCGGCACGCCCGGTGTGCCTGACCGCCTTTTTATCAAAGCAGGCTTCGTGCTTTTCATGGAGATAAAAGCGCAGGGCAAAGAGCCGACAAGGCAGCAAACAATACGAATGCAGGAGATGCGAAAACATGGCGCGTACGTCTGTTGGGTCGATTCTTTTAGCGCGGCTAAAGCGTGGCTGGATCTCTTTTAAGGAGTACCGCGACACCCTGCGCGCGCGGGTAAAGCTCCACCGCAGCCAGATGCACGACTATCAGCGTTACGCCTACGCCTTCGTGCGTTCGCACCCTAACTGCGCGCTGTTTATCGACATGGGCCTCGGCAAAACCATCATCATGCTGACCGTCATCGTGGATCAGCTGATGGACGGGGTGAGCAAAAAGGTGCTGATTATCGCGCCGCGCCGGGTGGCCAACAAAACGTGGCCAGACGAAATTGCGCGCTGGAGCCACACCTGTATGCACAACTATCAGGTTATCAGCGGGTCGCCTGCAGAGCGCGCGGCCCAGTGCGCCAGCGACGCCCAGATCCATATCGTGAGCCGCGACAACATCGAGTGGCTGGTCATGCACTTCAAGTCGAAATGGCCGTACGACACGGTGGTGATCGACGAGTCCAGCTCGTTCAAAGACCACACCACGCGGCGGTTTAAGGCGCTGCGCAACGTGCGCCGGTACATCCGGCGAATGACCGAGCTTACCGCAACGCCGGTGGCCGAGGGGTACATGGGGCTGTTTGCCCAGATATTCCTTCTCGACGAGGGCGAGCGCTTCACGCGCACTATCACGCACTACCAGGACGAATATTTCAAATACAACCACTACAAGCATAAGCACACCCTGCTGCCGGGCGCGCGTGAGCGGATCACCGAGAAGATTGCCGACCTCTGCCTCGTCATGCGGGCCGAGGACTATCTGGACATGCTGCCGTTGATCCCGATTAACCGGCCCGTGCCGCTGACGCTTGCGCAGTCGCAGAAGTATCTCGAACTGCAGGAAACGCTGTTTGTCACGGTGGTTAACGAGTGGCTTGAAGAGGTGAACATCGAGGCGGAGACCGCCGCCGCGCTGTCGCAGAAGCTGCTGCAGCTGTGCTCAGGCGTGGTGTATCACAGCTATCTCGACGGCATTAACCCGAAGACCGGCAAGCCGATTGCACACCGCGACGTGTACGAGCTGCACGACGGAAAGCTCGCGGAGCTGGAGCAGATTGTGGAGGAGTCAGAGGGGCACAACCTGCTCGTCGGCTACCACTTTAAGTCCTCGCTCGACCGGCTCAAAAAGCGCTTTCCGCAGGCGGTGCAGATGGATGCCGAGGGGGAGTGCGTCACCGCGTGGAACGCCGGGAAGATCCCAATGCTGCTGGCGCACCCGCAGTCTGCCGGTCACGGCCTGAACCTGCAGGACGGCGGGCACATCATCGTCTGGTACGACATTCCGTGGTCGCTTGAGCTGTACCAGCAGTTCATCGGCAGGCTGCACCGGCAGGGACAGTCAAAGCCGGTGAAGGTCATTCACCTCGTTGCCGAGGGCGTGAAAAAGAACAAGCGCACGAAGCAGCTGGAGGTGATGGAAACGCTGGACGGCGGAGTAGTGGAAGCGCTCGCCAGCAAACAGGACGCACAGGAATGGCTTCTTAACGAACTATTGAAAATCCGCAAGCGCATCGCAGACCGGCGACGCCGCGAAGCAGCATAGAGGTACTAATGGCCATCACGCTAAAAGACGAAAACCCGCAGCGCAAAAGGCGCAGCAACTCGATGGATGACGATACGCAGGCCATGATTTTCGACGGCCTGAACCTCACACAGCTGGCCAAGCTGTTTCGCATGGAGCGCCGGGACGTTGCGCCCAAGCTCCGCGAGGTCGGCACGTCCGGCACGCGCGGGGGGTATCCCATTTATTACGTTCACGAGGTCGCACCTCACCTGGTGAAACCGATTTACGACATCGAAACGTACATCATGAGGATGCACCACAACGACCTTCCGAAGCACGTCAGTAAGGAATTTTGGAATGGCCTGCTGGCGCGCCAGAAGTATCAGGAGGAAGAGGGCGATCTGTGGCGCACCGAGTCGGTGATCGAAACGCTCAGTGAGGTGTTTAAGCAGCTGCGTATGTCGTTCCTGCTCATGGGTGACGCGCTGGAGCGTGAAACCACCTTTACCGATTTCCAGCGAGACCGCCTGCGCACCATGGTTGACGGCGCGCTGAACGAAGCCGCTAACGGGCTTATTAAACGCTTTAACCAGCGAGACGAAGAGGAGGCCGCAGCCCATGAAGCTGAAATCGACGACGACGAGATATAAAAGCCTGAACCAGCTGGTTGCGGCGCTGGCTGACCAGCTGCGACCGCCGGAGCGCATCAGCGTCGCGCAGTCGGCCTCGCGCTACCGGTTCGTGAACCAGCCCGGTGCCTACGTCGGCAAATGGCTCAACGAGACCACGCCGTACATGGTGGAGCCGATGAACACGCTCGCCTCGCGCAACTACACCAAAATGGCGTTTGTTGGCCCGGCGCAGTGCGGCAAAACGGATGCGCTGATTATCAACGGGCTGGCCTACTCGGTGAAGGTCGATCCGCTCGACACGATCATTTACTGCCCGACCAGTACCTCTGCGCGCGACTTCTCGATGCGCCGCGTAGACCGCCTGCACCGGCACAGCGAAGAGGTGGGCATGATGCTCATGCGAAACCGCGATGCCGATAACAAATTCGATAAGCACTACATCACCGGCATGATGCTCACCCTGAGCTACCCGTCAGTGACGGAGCTGGCCGGTCGTCCGGTAGGCCGCATCATGCTCACCGACTTCGACCGTATGGATGATGACATCTCCGGCGACGGCAACCCCTTCGACCTCGCCTCAAAGCGTACAACGACCTTCAACTCGTTTGCGATGTGCATGGCGGAGTCGTCACCGTCTCGCCCGATAACCGACCCGCACTGGATTCAGCACTCGCCGCATCAGGCACCGCCCTGCGAGGGCATTCTGGGCCTCTACAACCGGGGAGACCGGCGGCGCTGGCAGTGGCCGTGTATGCACTGCAACGAGTGGTTTGAAGGGAAATTTGAACATCTGGTGTGGGTGGATATGGCGGGCAAACGCAACATGACCAACATGCAGCGCGCCCAGACCGTCCGCATGGCGTGTCCGAACTGCGGCGCGGAAATTCACCCCGACGATCGCACGGAGATGCAGCTGTGGGGAACGTGGGTGCCGGACTTCTGCCGCGTGAACGATAAGGGCCAGCTAATAGGAGAGAAACCCCCGACGGATTTCGCCTCATTCTGGCTGCGCGGAACGGCGGCTGCTTTTACCACCTGGCGCAATCTTGTTGTGACATATCTTGACGCGAAAGATCAGTTTGATAGAACATTGTCGGAGGAAACACTTAAGAAATTC